CTGCTAAGTTTGAATCTTTAGGAATAAAGTCTATTCAAAATACTATTATATCAAAAACTGTATCTGGTAAGAAACTTGCTAGACAAATAGATGGTCAAAGATGGGGATTTACTGCTAGAGTAATTACAGCAAAAAGAAGTGATGTTTATGGCGATCTTATGGCATTTATAGTTAAACAAAGATCAGGCAAAGAAAACTTTACAATAATCCCACCAGAAGTAGAAAATGCTAGAGGTACTGCATCAGGTATTCCTCATGGTACAGCAAGTGCTGGAGATACATCAATTACACTAGGTGGTACAGGCACAGGAACTTTAAAAGCTGGAGATATGATTAAATTTGCTAATCACGATAAAGTTTATATGGTCGTTGCAGATCAATCAGATATTTCTACAGGCACTTTAACTATTGAACCACCATTAACTACAGCAGTTTCTTCATCAAATATAACTTTTGATAATGTTCCATTTACAGTTCACTTAACAAATGATGTTCAAGAGTTTGGTGTAGCTGGTGCAGATAAAGATGGTAATGCTTTATATCAATTTGAATTTGATGTAGAAGAAGCACTCTAATTAATGAAAAAATATAAAATAACCCATAAGATAACTGCCGATTTTATTGCCGAAGTTATTGTCAATGAAGATGAAATAGATGTTAGTATTAACGATCTTAAAGAATACAAGAAACCTAATAGCAAATTTGAATATACTATGTTAAAAGGTACAGAAAGTGTAACTCAAACTAACTACGAATTATATGACGAGAAGCCTAACAACAGCGATAAAGAACGAACTAGCGACTAATGATATTAGGCCTGTTCATCTTATTACTATTGGGTTTGCTACTCCTGTTAATATAACAGATTGTTCATTTGATCTAACATCATCAGTTTCAGGCTCATCAGTTACCTATTCTTCTAGTGATTTTATTATGGGTATATCTGAACATAGTGAACAAACAGATTTAACTAAAGCTAGTGTAAATTTAACATTATCAGGAGCAGATCAAACATTTATATCTTTAGTTTTAAATGAAAATGTTACTAATGATACAGTAGATATTTATAGAGGTTTTTTAAATGATTCTAATACATTAATTTCTGACCCATTTCTTTTATATAAAGGTCATATAGAAAGTTTTGGAATACAAGAATCAGAAAAAGATAGTACAGTTGGTTTATCAATAGTTTCTCATTGGGCTGACTTTGAAAAAAAGAATGGTCGTAAAACAAACAATGTATCACAACAAAGATTCTTTAGTACAGATGTTGGAATGGATTTTAGTTCTCAAACTGTATTAGATATAAAATGGGGTAGAGCATAATGGGTTGGAAAAAATTTGTAAAAAAAATTGCTTCTCCTGTTTTAAAAGTATTTGGAGTTAATCCTTTTGTTGCATTAGGCATTAGTCTATTTTTATCTTGGATATTAAGACCAAAAGTTCCTGAAATGGAAGATTTTGGAACTAACTCTTTTGATGATTTTGAAAGAGGATTATTAGTTAATAAACAATCTAATGACGCAAATATTCCTGTAATTTATGGAGAAAGACTTACAGGGGGAACTAGAGTATTTATGGAAACTTCTGGTACAGATAACACTTACTTATATATGGCTATCGTCATGGCAGAGGGAGAAATAAATGATATAACTGAAATAAGAGTAGATGATAAAATTGTTACATTTGCATCTAGTTTTTCAGATGGAACAGCAGTAGAAGTAGATAGTGGAGATGCTAATTTTTATAAAGATAGTGAAAGTTTAATTAGAGTAGAGCCTCATTATGGAACAGATGGTCAATCAGCATCATCTTTGTTATCTACATTGTCATCTTGGGGAAGTAATCACAAATTATCTGGCTTATGTTATTTAGCGATAAGATTAAAATGGAATCAAGATGCTTTTGCTGGACTTCCAAAAATACAAGCAAAGATACAAGGTAAAAAAGTTAAAACATATAATGCAAGTTTAGTAGAACAATCTCCAACTTATTCTACTAATCCATCTTGGTGTTTATTAGATTACTTAACTAATACTAGATATGGAAAAGGTTTAACAACAAGCGAAATAGATTTACAAAGTTTTTATGATGCTTCACAAGTTTGTGAAACACAAGTAACACCATATTCAGGTGGTAGTGATATAAATATTTTTGACACAAATACTGCATTAGATACCTCAAGAAATATCTTAACTAATGTTAGAGAACTTATAAAAGGTTGCAGAGGCTATCTTCCTTATAGTGCTGGTAAATATAGTTTAGTTATTGAAACAACAGGAACTGCATCTATTACATTAACAGAAGATGATATTATAGGTGGATATAGTTTAACAACTCCTGATAAAAACGAAAAATATAATAGAGTTATAGTTGGCTTTGTTGATCCAGATAGAAATTATCAAGTTAATGAAGTTCAATGGCCACCAATTTCTGATTCAGGATTACCAAGTGCAGATCAACACGCAACTATGAAAGCTGATGATGGTGGTTTTTTATTAGAGGGTAGATTTTCATTTAGTACAATTACAAGCCAATATCAAGCAGAAGAAATGGCAGAGGTTATACTTAGAAGAAGTAGAGAAGCATTATCTTTAGGTATTACAGTTAGTTTAGATGCTTATGATTTAGCGATTGGAGATATAGTAAATATTACACATTCTTCTTTAGGATTCTCTGCTAAACCTTTTAGAGTTCTTGGAATAACTTTTAACGAAGATTTTACTGTTGGTTTATCTTTAGTAGAACACCAAGATAGTCATTATACTTGGGCAACTAAAACTCAAGCAACAGCAACACCAACAACAAATTTACCTAACCCATTTACTATCCAACCACCAGCGAGTGTTACATTATCTGATGAATTAATTGAATATAATGATGGAACTGTAATTGTAGCTTTAGATGTTAGTATAGGTGCTTCTCCAGATAGCTTTATTGATTATTACCAAGTAGAATATAAATTAAGCACAGATTCAGATTTTATTATTTATGCACAAGGTTCAGGATTAAACCACAGAGTTTTAAATGTAATTGACCAATCTACTTATGATGTAAGAGTTAAAGCTGTAAATAGTTTAGGAGTTTCATCAACTTATGTATCAGCACAAAGAACAATCGTTGGTGCTATTGAACCACCTAGTGATGTAGAAGATTTTGCTTGTAATATTGTAGGACAAGAGGCTCACTTATCATGGACACAAATACCAGATTTAGATTTAGCATATTATAATTTAAGATTTAGTGAAGAAACAGATGGAACTGCTGATTGGCAGAACTCGGTAGCATTAGTAGAAAAAGTATCAAGACCAGCAACTTCAATTTCAGTTCCCGCTAGGGCTGGAACTTATCTTTTGAAAGCTGTTGATAAGCTAGGAAACTTTAGTTCAAATGCTACAGCAATTATTTCTAATGTTACAGGAGTTGCTAATTTTAACACAATTACAACACAATCAGAACACCCAGCATTTGCTGGAACTTTAACAAATACAGTTATTACAGATGATGCTATTGAATTAGATTCTTCAGAACTATTTGATAGTGCGTCAGGTAACTTTGATGATGAAACAACTAGATTCTTTGATTCTGGTGTTGCTAATGCTGATTTTTACGCAAGTGGTAATTATTTATTTGCAGATGTAATTGATATTGGGGCTAAACATACAGCTAGAATTACAGCATCATTAACTCAAACATCAGATAACCCAGATGACTTATTTGATAACAGATCAGGATTATTTGATTCTGCTTCTTCTAACTTTGATGGAGATACACCAGCTAATGCAAATGCTCATATAGAAGTTGCAACAAGTGATGATAATGTAACTTATACAGCTTTCCAAAACTTTGTAATTGGAGATTACACAGCAAGATATTTTAAATTTAGAGTAGTATTAATTTCAAGAGATGGTGCTTCTACACCTAGAGTTTCAGCAGTAACAGTAACGATTGATATGCCTGACAGAATATTTAGTGGAAACGATATAGTTTCTGGTGCTGGAACTAAAACTGTAACATTTACAAATCCATATAAAACTGTTAATTATGCAGTTGGAATTACAGGACAAGGAATGTCAACAGGAGATTATTTCTTGGTAGAAAATAAAACTATTAATGGATTTGATGTAACATTTAAAAATTCAAGTGATACAGCAATATCTAAAACATTTGATTTTATTGCAAAAGGGTTTTAAAAGGAGTATAAACACATCATGGCACAACACGATTACGATATAGCGAACCAATCATTTCCAGCTTTTAGAACTGATCTAAACAATGTTCTTGAGGCTATAAATACATCTAATTCAGGTACATCAAGACCAAGTGGTGCAGTAGCTGGAACAATTTGGCTAGACACAACTTCTGCAACTACTCCTACTTTAAAATACTATGATGGTGCTGATGATATATCTCTTGCAACTTTAGACCACACAGCAAACACAGTTAATTGGTTAGATAGTTCAGTTTCATTCGATATAGTTTCAGATACAACTCCACAATTAGGTGGCGATTTAGATGTTAATGGAAATAGTTTTGTTTCAACATCAAATGGAGATATTGAATTTTCTCCAAATGGAACAGGAAAGATTAAATTTAACGATCTAGCTTATATTCCTCAACAAGCATTAACTTCATCATCAAATGCAGTAGCTTGGGATGTTCAAGCTAAACCAAACGCATATCATCTAACAACAGAAAACACTACTTTCTCTGCACCTACTAACGCTGTAGAGGGTGCTTTTATTTGTGTAGAAATTAATTACAATGGTTCACACACAATAGCTTTTAATACTGTATTTGAATTTGCTGGAAGCACAGCACCAACATTTACTTCGGCAGATGGTAAAACTGATATTTTAGTTTTCAAATATAATGGTGCTATTTGGCAAGAAGTAGGTAGAACATTAAATTTAAGTGAAAGTTAAAATATGTACGCAATAGTAGAAGATAACAATATTACACAATACATTAATTATCCTAAATCAGTAGTGATTGGAGATGTAAGATACCCAGCTAAAATATTTCAGTTATGGTCACAAGCTGAATTAAATGCAATAGGTATTTATGAAGTTATAACTGATTCAACTAATTACAAAGACCCAGCATATTATAATAACACTAACGAACAATATAACTTTGCAGATAATCAAGTTACTAAATCTTGGGGAACTGCAACACCTAAAAGATTAAATGATGAAAACGCAGTAGATGAAGATGGTAATAATTTATTAGATGATGATGGCAACCAAGTAATTAACTATGGTTTAAAAACTGAAAAGAAAAAAATAGTTAAACAACAAGCATCTGGTTTATTAGCACCTACTGATTGGTATGTAGTTAAATCAACTGAGGTAGCTGACTATGATGTTCCAGCAAATATATTATCTTTTAGAGCAGATGTTAGAACTAAATCAAATGAAATGGAAACTATGATTGATAACTGCACAACAGTTGATGAACTAAAAGCATTATACGAATACACAGAACAAGAAGACGGAACAATAACAAGACCTTTACCTGAATTTCCAAAAGAGGTTATATAATGCCTTTAATCATACCAAGTAATTCAATATCTGATGGTGGATATGTAGTAGATAATTCATGTAGGTTTGATGATGGAAGTTCAGATTATTTAGAAAGAACTGCTGGAAGTACAGGGAATAGAAAAACTTTAACTATTTCTTATTGGTTAAAAAGAAGTAATATAACAACAGCTAATTCACAGGGTGTTTTAAATGCTGGAATTTTAACAGATGGAAATAATCATAGTTTTTGTGGTTTTCAATTTTCTACTGATACAGCAATAATTCAAACTACCACAAGTAATTCTAATGTTATGTCTTTACAATCTAATGCTTTATTCAGAGATGTTTCTGCATGGTATCATTTTGTATGGAAAGTAGATACTACACAAGCAACAGAATCTGATAGAGTAACATTATATGTTAATGGTGTTGAATTTTCTTTAACAGGAACATTTCCATCTTTAAATCAAGATACATGGTTTAACTATGCAGATACACATACTGTTGGAACTAGATTTACAAATTATTTAAATGGATATTTAACAGAAATGATTTTAATAGATGGCACAGCACTAGACCCAACATCATTTGGAGAATTTGACGAAGACACAGGAATATGGAAACCTATTGATGTATCTGGTTTAACCTTTGGCACAAATGGATTCTATTTAGACTTTGAAAACTCTGGTAGTCTAGGTGCAGATGTATCAGGTAATGGAAATAACTTTACTGTAAATAACCTTACAGCAATAGATCAATCTACTGATACTTGCACAAATAATTTTGCAACATTAAATCCTTTAACAAAATCATCAGCAACTTTTTCAGAGGGTAATTTAAAACAAGGTGGTGCTGGTGCATCAGCAGTAGCAACTTTTGGAGTTTCAAGTGGTAAATGGTATTTTGAACAAAAAATTTTAGGTGGAAATAACGAAGCACATTTAGGATTTGCTTTAGAAAATTCTAGTATATTTAAAGATAATGTTACAGGAAGTACAGTAAGAGGTTCAGGTTATGTTAGTTTATATTCATTTGATGGTAAAATTTATAATGAAGGTTCTGCAACTTCTTCATTTGGTACTTTTTCTGCAAATGATATTATAAGTTTTGCATTAGATGTTGATGCTGGAGATATTTTTTTATATCAAAATGGAACACTTTTAAATAGTGGGAGTGCAGTTGTAAGTGGTAAAACAGGAAAAACTTGGTTTCCTTTTGGTAATTTTGATGCTGGAAATGTTACAGGAATTGAACATAATTTTGGTGGCACACAAACTTTCACAATCTCATCAGGAAATAGTGATGGTAATGGTTATGGGAATTTTGAATATTCTGTACCATCAGGATATTATGCACTTAACACAAAAAACTTAGCCGAATATGGATAGGATATTATTATGAGTTACACAAATGGATTAGATAAACCAACAGATTATTTTAATACTGTTCTTTGGACAGGAAATGGTAGCACTCAATCCATAACAGGAGTTGGATTTCAACCAGATTGGATATGGGGTAAAAATCGAAGTGATACAAACTCACATTGGGTTAATGATGTAATTCGTGGTGTAGATATAAGACTTGTTCCAAATGCAACAGATGCAGAAGATAATCCTGGCACAGATATTGTTACTTCATTTGATTCAGATGGATTTTCATTAGGAAGTAACACAGAGGGTAACAAAAGTGCAAATAATTATGTAGCATGGAATTGGTTAGCCTCAAACACAACAGCCTCAAACACAGATGGAACTATAACCTCAACTGTTAGTGCTAATACTACAAGTGGATTTAGTATTGTGTCTTATACAGGAACAGGAAGTAATGCTACTATTGGTCATGGGTTAGGTGCTGTTCCAAAAATGATAATTGTTAAATTAAGAAGTAGTGCTGGAGATTGGACAGTTTATAATTCTGTCATAGGAAATACAAATTTTTTAAGATTAAATGGTACACTTGCTTCTACCTCACAAGCAACATATTGGAATAATACAAGTCCAACATCTTCTGTTTTTACTGTAGGTTCTGCTGGAGATGTTAATACTTCTTCAGGAACTCATATAGCGTACTGCTTCGCAGAGAAAAAAGGATTCTCAGCTATGGGGTCGTATCAGGGTTCAGGAAATTCGGATGGCCCTATGATTTACACAGGATTTAAACCAGCTATGGTTATTTTTAAAAGGACTGATTCAACAAGTAATTGGACTATATACGATACTACAAGAGATTCTTTTAATGTTATGGAAGATAAATTACACCCTAACACATCAGGTGCAGAATCAGATTTTACAGGGTTAGATTTTTTATCTAATGGATTTAAGTTTAGAACAACAGAGCCAACTTTTAACGCATCTGGTGCAACATTTATCTACATGGCATTTGCTTCCAATCCATTTGTTACATCTACAGGAATCCCAACAACAGCGAGGTAATCATGCAATTATCTAAACATTTTACTTTAGAAGAATTTGAGAAATCACAAACTGCTACAAGAAAAGGTATTAAAAATAAAGCTGGTTCTGGAGAGATTAAAAACTTAGGCGATCTTTGTTATGAAGTATTAGAGCCTGTAAGAATTAAATTTGATAAGCCTGTAACTATTACATCTGGTTATAGATCAGAAGAATTATGCGAAGCAATAGGCAGTAAAAAAACATCACAACACACCACAGGCAACGCAACAGATTTTGAAATAGCTGGAGTGTCTAATCTTGAGGTAGCTTTGTGGATTGAAAACCATTGTGACTTTGACCAATTGATCTTAGAGTATTACACAGGCGAACCTAATAGTGGGTGGATTCATGTATCATACAAAGATGGCTCAAATAGAAAACAAGTATTAACATTTGATGGAAAATCATATACTAATGGATTACCTGAAGCAAAATGGTCAGGTGGAAAATTAACTAACTAATAGGAGAATACTATGCCAAGAGGAATGGGAACTTACGGAAGTAAAAGAGGAAGACCAGCTAAAAAGAAAAAAGATAAAATGAAAAAGAAGAAGAAAAAGTAATGGCTACAAAGAAACCTATATATGCCAAAGCTAGACCAAAGAGATTAGGAAAACCTAAATCTTTTAATAAAAAGTCTAAGGCTTATAAATCAGCTAAAAGAAAAGCTGATAAGAAGTTTGGCAAAAAGGTTTCTCTGTATAAAAACATCTTCATTTCACAAGCTATCAAAAAATATAAGCCTAGAAAGAAAAAGAAATGAGTTTATTTGACAATACATTTGCACCAATAGGACTATCTATACAAAGAGGTAATGTTGGTAATTTTAGTGGTGTACATAAATTTGGATTAAACACTTCTGTGGGAAGTGGTGCATTTGAAACAGTATGGGATGGAAACAACACATACACTTACCCATCTTCTTCTGGTACAGCAACAGCAACTTCATCAGATTCAGATGACAATACAGGAACAGTTAAAATATTTGGCTTAGATTCTAATTATGATTTAGCAGAAGAAACTTTGACTATTGGTGGTAGTGCTGGAACAGTATCTTTTATTAGAGTATTTAGAGCAGTAATGATAACTGCAAATACTGGAACTTCTAATGTTGGAACAATTACAATAACAGTTTCATCTACAACTGTTGCTCAAATTCGTGCTGGTTATGGCCAAACTTTAATGTGTGTTTATACTATTCCTAGAAAATACAATGCCTACTTAATGCAAATAGATTTAGGTAGTTCTAAAGATTTAGAAAATGAAATTAGATTTATTTCAAAAGAAATAGACAATGGTAATGTTTGGAACACAAAAGCATTTATAACTACAAGAGGTGGATTTGTAGAAAAAAATTATGCTGTTCCTGTAAAATTTACAGAAAAAACAGATTTAGAATTAATTGCTAAAGCTAGTGCAACATCATCAGTTAGTGCTGGATTTGAATTAATCCTAGAAAAAGTAGATCAAAGCTAATGACTAAGAAGCCTAGAACAACAGGAGAACATATTGTTTCTTTGTATGGTCATGTCACAGGATTAAAAAAAGATATATCTACAATTAAAAATAATCATCTTGCTCATATGCACGAAGATATAGAAAAGATTGATGAAAAGTTAGATAAAAAATTTGATAGCCTGAACAATTTAATTATGTATGGAGTTGGTGCTGTAGCTTTATTGTTCATAGCCCAAGTGCTTTACTTTTTATCAAAATAATATACAACACATAATTGCATGAGTTACAAATCAATTTTATGTATATCGGATTTACATATTCCAGCACATCACCCTCAAGCATTTGATTTTTTAAAATTACTAAAAAAAACTTTAAAACCAGAACTAATTATTAATGGTGGAGATGAATTAGATAAACACGCATTATCTATGCACGACTCTGACCCTGATCTTCCTAGTGCTGGAGATGAGTTAAGACAATCTAAAAAATATATTTGGGAACTTAAAAAGATATTTCCTAAAATGATATTACTTCACTCTAATCATTCATCATTAATTTATAGACGAGCATTAAAACATGGTATGCCAAAAGCATATTTAAGATCATACAATGAATTTTTAGAAATAGATCATCAATGGAAATGGGTAGAAGATTTAAACCTTAAATTAAGTGATGGTTCAGAATGTTACTTCACTCATGGAATGGCTTCTGAGGGTCTAAAATTGGCCATGCAGTATGGAAAAAATGTTTGCCAATTTCACTTTCATTCAAAGTTTCAAATACAATATTTTTCTAATCCTGATAACTTGATCTGGTCTTTACAATGTGGTTGTCTTACTAAACAATCAAATTTAAACTTCCTATATTCTAAAAATCATAGACTTAGATTTGTAATTGGTACAGGGGCTATCATAAATGGACAACCTAGACTATATCCTATGGTTTTAGACAAAAAAGGAGATTGGATTGGCAAAATCGTCTAGTTTAAAGCCCCATACAGCCACGCAGAGAGCCATAGATAAGCAAATAGGTGGCAATCATTATAAAGGCAAAATACAGCCTATAGAATTAATAATTTCACATAATTTAGACTTCATAGATGGCAATATAGTTAAATATGCAGTTAGGAATAAAAAAGGCGAGAATCCTAAAGAAAGATATGATAAAATAATTCATTATTGTGAATTAGCAAAGGAGTTAAAATGTGGTTGAATTTATTATCTTTGGGTGTAAAGACAGGGGCTAAACTTTACCAAAATAAACAACGAACAAAAGAATTAATGTCAAATGCTCAGATGCGTCATGCAGAGCAAATGGCGAAAGGCGAAATTGAATATAAAGCAAAAGTTATTGAAAGTAATGACAATGGTTTTAAAGACGAATTTGTCCTCATTCTTGTTTCTATTCCTATTCTGTTATTGGGTTGGTCTGTGTTTTCTGACGATCCAGAAATTCGTAATAAGCTAGATACTTTTTTCGAGTATTTTAGCAATCTACCTTATTGGTATCAAGCTATTTTTATTGGAGTAGTTTCTGCAATCTATGGACTTAAAGGTGCAGACATCATGCGTAAGAAATAGTATAGTGTCCAAATGGACAAAGTAAAAGTTG